TCGCTTCGAGTGTTGGAGCGACACGGCGTTGTTCATCAACTGAAGCACCAATCCAGCCAGAGGATGGAAGCTCTAAACGAGCGTAACGTTGCGGAAACTTTGTCAAATACAGATATTCCCACTGAGGGTTAGCAACTGTTGAAGCAACAACTCGATCAATCCAGTCTTGTGGAACCCAAGCGCCAAAGAGATCTGCCATTGAACAGACAAAGACTCGCCCATGAGCAGCAATTTCAGCGGCCTTGCCTGGAACAGGCGTGTTTATTGGAGCGTCGAGACGTTCCTCGTGAAAGAGTGGTGTAAAACCAGCTGGATAGTATTTAGCCATATCACGCGCTTCTGCGATTGTTCTGGCGTAGCAGTAAGTGCAACCGTGGTTGCAGCCAGTGACTGGATTCCAGCTCCAAAGCGCCCAACCGATTTCAGTACCTTTTTGTTGATTGAAGGTGGCTTTGCCTTTGGGTTTTGGATATTCGTAGGCTTTGCCTGTGTGATCCAGGAGCGTGATTGTCTCCTTGAGGTCTTGTTTTGGCTGTTCCGGTTGAGGCTTGTCCTGAGTGGATTGCTTTTGGAGCGCCTTCGCCTGTTTGTAGGCTTTATCAATAGAAATTGTTCCAGCCTTGACCTCTTCTAGAAGTTCAGGGTTTGATTCTGAGACTGCTTTGGCTCTTTGAACGGTCGCACTGCCTACGCCAACAGCTTTGGCTGCTTTCTCCCGACTTTTAAATTGTGATCGATCGATCACCTTTTTTTCTTTAGTGGGCCGTCCAACTGGATTCTGCTTCGCATACTCTTTTTCTAGCTGCAAGGCGATCACAGCTTTTTGTCCTGCCGTCAGTTGACGACGATGCAGGTTTGCGCTGAGGCTGAATGCTGCTGGATCGTCACCTTCATAGCGATCAAGGATGACTTCTTGGTGCGTCTTGTAGCAAGCCAGCAGTCGATTCCGGCCATCTAGAAGCGATCCGTCTTTCCAGATAGTGATCGGCTGTGAAAGGCCACGTTCTTTGATGTCTTGGCAAAGAGAATCAAAGTCTTCGCCTTCAATTAAAGGGAAGAGGTTTGCGGCTTCATGGATGCCTGTGATTTCCGGGTAGTACCGGATGATTTCGGTCCAATCAATAGTCATTGCTTGCCAGCTCCTGTTTTGTGAGAAAGAGTTTGCGTTGGTGATCCTTGAAGTCACCTTGGTTTTCCTTGAGCCAAGTGATTGAGGCATCAGCTTTTCTGCCAACCACTTGTTTTGCGGCTTTCCGGCAGGATTCAGATATGCGGTCTCTCCATTTCGTTGGAGCGGTAATCAAGTAAGCCCACTGATCGGGTCCTCCGATAGAGAACAAGCAAGCGTCATGCCATTCCTGAAGCGTGCCTGCAATCATGTCAACACGATCAAACCACTGCCTTCGTTTTCCAATTTCCAGTCGTTTCATTCCGCCTACATTGCAGCCAAGCGTACTTAGTGAAGTTGTAAGCCTTGGCAAGCTTCTTACAAGTTGCTCACTTAAACACCAGTCTTCAATATGATTTGGATCGTTATACAAAAAGACAGCACATTCGCTATCAAGGTTTAGCTGCGTCAAAGGCTTATGCAGTAGAAACTCATGTGAGTTCATGTTCAACAAGATCAACTTGCATCCTTCTTTCTGAGAGTTCCACTCTGGAACTGGCGCTTCATAGATTCTTTGATCTGTTCCATGCCAGCCGCCTAATTGCTCTAAATGAGAACTGACGTTTTTCCAAAGTTGTTGGAACGTTTCAGGCTGCTTTTCAATAGCGATCCAAACGGCTGGTTTATCTGGATGTCTTTTGGCTCGATGGTCAAGATGCTTTAGGCATATCCCTGGAGAGCAGCCTTCGTTGAAAGCAGGGATAAGTTCACCGTCACGAGTCACTGGAACGCCATCTCCGGCAGTCAGGTCAATGACGATGTATGCGCTCAGGTTGTCGAACTGTGGTCTGGAAGTGACACCAAATTCACTACCTAGGATTTTGTCGAGGAGGTAGTGCTTGCAAGGTGTCACGCCGGACTTGCCGACCTGTTGTCTTTTTGGCAATGGACTCCCAATAGCTACAAAAGGTTAGCTGACCCTTGTCATAAGGTCAATCACAACTTGCAGCTTTTGGCGTTACATGTAGATTAGTCTTGGGAAGGAGCGTCTAATGATCGAAGCACCAGAAGCTGTGACGACATTCATGGAAGACGGTTCTGTTGCGGTCACTGTTGGTAATCTGACTGGGGTTGTGTCCAGCACTCATCTGGCGGAACCAAAAGCAAACCAGCTACGTCAACGCTGGCTGAAAGAAAACGCCATTCATGACGATTGAAGCTGATCCTCAAAACATTTTGGCGTCATTGAGGCGTTGGGAGCTAGAACAGGACAACTCTGGTCCATTCAGGGTTTATCGAGATCAAGAGGGGCAGATTTATCACTCTGTCACTCATATCTTGAAGCACACCGCTCCTCAATCGCAGAAAGATGCATTGGAACGCTGGTCAAAACGCGCTGGCAGTGGTTTGGAGCGTGACCTTGCTTGTGACCGTGGCACCATTGCTCATGAACATTGTGAATATATTCTCAAGACCGCGTCCAAGCTGGCACGTCAAAGTGCCAACAAGAAAGGATCGTGGAAGATTTGGGATGATGGTTTGGCACGTGCTCCAAAAGCCATCACCTCCTGGGCACTTAAGAAGTCGAAGGAAAGTGCGCCAAAGGTTGCATGGCCAGCCCGTGAGTACGCCAGAGGTTTATCCGACTGGTTGGTAAGTGGTACGGTAACGGCCATTCATGCGTCAGAATTTAGTGTTAGTAGTGAGGATGGTTTTGCTGGAACGGCAGACGCCCTTATAGACACGCCATTAGGTCTGACGATTTGTGATTTTAAGACGACGAGCAGGGAAGCAGACAAGCCAGAGGGATGGTTAAAGGACCATCAGGACCAACTTGGTGCTTATAGCCTTGGATTACGCGAGAGGGCTGGAATCCGTGTCGATGCTGGAGCGGTAGTTATTGCGAAGCCAAACGGGAATGTGCAGTTAAGGATGTTGAGTGAATTAGAGATGAGAGGTTGTGAGGCCCGATGGACTGAAAGGAACAATATCTACAAAGAGATGTTATTAGCCGGAGAGGTTTGTTAGTGGAGGAAAAGATTGAATTAGCAATGATTGAGCTTTACAGCGGTCGCTGTAATGTTGCTTTAAAAGCAAAAGAAATAGACGTTCCACTAGAAGAATTGAAACGCCTATTTAACGAATATGTGTCTCAGCGTCCAATCGATGTCAGGGATCCTGATTTATGGAGCGGAGATCATGAACTAGCTTGGCCTTGGGTTTAATGAAAGAAATCATAGGCAGTTTGTGGTGTTGGATCATAATCAAGTTCATGATCAAGCTGAGGAATAATCTCATGCTCAATAAGATCTATCATGCTGGAAGTCAAATGAGTGTCCATCATGTGACGTCTACGTTCACGTTCGACAACACCTTTAAGGATGTTTAGAGCACGTTCAACTTTAGTTGATTCATACTCTTGAACTGGTCGATAGTGATACATTTCTGTGGTTGGGTTTACCATTCGATTTCACGGATAAGTTGGTTAAGTGTTTTAAGAGATTCAATGCTCTGAATTTTAGTTTCAGCGCATTTCACGGCATTTCTTTTGACCTCTGGATCAGAAGATTTTAGGCTTAACCCTAAATCTTGTTCAACAAGTTCAGAGCAGAGCTTAAGGCGTTCTGAAAGGTTGTTATTAAGATGCCTTGATGCCTTGGAGTGTTTGGACCCTAAGACGAGACAGAGGAGCTGTGTAACAGCTCGATCAGCATTAGATCGTGTGATTAATTCTTGAGTCATCAGAAGCCTGTTGGATGCCAGTTGTGTACGTGTTCTTCCAAGTATTGGAAGAGTTCTGCGTTTGGAGCGTTAGTTGGAGGGCGAAGTTCTCCGGGTTCCAGTGTGAAAGTGCCGATACATTCGGCAGGACCAAACTCAGCAGGTTCAGCGAGTTCTGGCGGATAGATTCTGGCTGGCAGAACCTGAACCATGTCATCAATTAAGGCGACCACTTCATAAGTGACTGTGACTTGTTGGAGCGGGAAGACCCCCGGAGAGGGGTCTAAGGGCTCGATCGTTTCGACGCGAATGATTTCAGTCATGATTCAATTTTGGCGATAGTTGCTTGGAGCGTTGCAGGATCGTCTGTGCCAAAGGGGGAGTTCCATAAGGGAATAACTTCCCAGCATTCAGCACATATCGACAGGGGAAGTTTATATACAAATACTTCGCCCATGTCGTAGTCAGGATCATTGTGAAACAACCAGTTGCCAATGATCGCGATGTCTTTTGGGGCGACATCCAGCCCAGTGCGTTCGCCTAGGGCGACTGCCATAGATTTTCGTTGATCTGCTGTGAGTTTGCTCGGTGTCATAGTGTTGGGTTTGTTGGAGCGTTTGGTTTGAGACTCAAGTCTCAAGAGATTTGAGACCGCCCATACGGGCGAGTCTTTCGTATTCACGAATCAATCGTGCATAGTCTTGGACGTTACCGTCGTGATAGCTAGCGATGAGCATCTGGCGCGTCATGCGCATTAGGGCATCGCGGTCTTCCAAAGAGATCGCTGGTACGGGATCAGCCTCGATGGTGTGATCTTCTTTGTAGCGGATTTGATCGCTTTCATCGACATCACGAAAGGCTGTCGCACGACTAACGCCAAATTTGCGCTGCAAAGCAGCCGCTACATCAGCCTTACGTAGACCAAGGTCTAGAAGGCTGGCAGCGTGCTGCTGTTGCGCTGTGACTTGTTGTTCGGTCCGCTTCATGCCTTAGCGTTGTCAGTCTGGCGGATGTGGTCTGTCAGGAGCTGTAAGAAGTGCTCTTGAGTGGAGCGTGAGCAAGAGATCAGACGTTTGGCGATTGCATCATTCAAGGCGTCTGAGTTGAGGCTGATTGTGACGGCTTGGTCTGAGTCGTCAGAGACGCGAATACTTCCATAGTCAAAGCTGACGGTTTGACTTGAGAGGTTTGGTGTGATGATCAGACTTTTGTGAAATTCCATTGGATTGTTGTTGATTGGAACGGAGGCGGCCTAACCCGTTTCTCTTGTGATACTGTATCACAGGAATAAGCAAGGGCAACGCCTGGCTACGATGAAAATGCTTCTAGAGGATCAAATGGCCATTCAGGGTCAAGACGTTTGGATTTGCCCTGATGAGGGCGAGATCCTTCTGGAAGCCCTTTATGCCTACTCTGTATCCAACGATGGCAGGCGTAAGGCTGGTCGAGTCGCATGGCTACGAGAGAAAGTTCTCCAGGCCGTTAAAAACAATTCAGCCATCAAGATTGTTGGAACGTAGGCACAAAAAAACCCGCTATTAAGCGGGTTCGAATGTTTCAGTGTAGATGGTGCGTTCTTGGCAGTAAAGATCCACTGCCATCCACACCATCGCATTCTTCAATTGATCAACACTTTCGACGTCTTTACAGAAGTCTGCCAAACTAAACTCATGGTCATCAAGTAACCACTGCTCTATGTCTGACTCATGTTCATCAAAGAATGCAATCGTTTCGCGATAATAAATAAAACCAGAAACACCCGAGATGCAACCATAAGAAGCAACATCTCGGACCTCTGATTCATCCGTGAAACGAGATTCCAAAGCCGCCCGAAGGCGGCAATCATTCATTAAAGCCATGTCAACGCACCGCCTTGAGATAAAACCGTTGAACCTGAGTTCCGCTGTTTTGTTGGAGCGGAGATTGAAGGGCAGTCTGGACGAATGCCACGCCAAAGGCTCCGGCCGCTACATAAGCGCTGAAAGCAACTAAAAAGGTTTTCATGATGTTGGATGTTGTTGGAACGTTACGAGAGGAGCCCCGAAGGGCTCCCGACTCGTTAGGTGTCTGATAAGCCTTGATCGAGTTTTTTAAGCTCGTCTAGGCTCTTTCTCGTGCCTTCTAGGAAATCATCCAAAGCGGCTTGATGTCGCCTGTCTGACTCCTTCATGCGTTCAATCAACTCAGTGAGCTGATCTGCGAGGACTCCCATGATTTTGTTCCTTTTGTGTTTTGGTGGTTTGATTCTTTGCACACGTTGAGAGCTACCTGGTGACTATAAAGTTTTTACAGACGTCAGGCGTCAGCTGTAGGCGCTACCCGGAGGCAGCGCCATTCAGGCTGATTCACTCTCAAGAGAGCCGAGAGGGTCAGTCGACCCAGCGACTCCAGTTCTCAAGCCATTCGAGCTCTTCCTGCTCTTTGCTTTTCTTGTCGAGAATTTCCCGGCAATTGAGTAAAGAAAGGTTGACGCTTTCCAGGTCTTTTTTGAACTTTTGTGAAAGTCTCATGAGGTTAGGTTTTCGAGGTTCAGTCGAAAGATTTCTCTCTCGACTCTTACAGTATAGCATCCCCTCTCGAGTCTGACACGATCAGCTAGGGAATCAGTCGGCAAAGTGTCACACCCTCCCACCGGCTTGACTGCAGGGGGGCGGTGTTGCAGTTTTATAGGTGTCATAGCGGGTGGCAGGTACCCTGCACATATATCCGCTAAACAGTATTCGTGTACTAAAAAGCCCCCTAAGGCGGGGGCAGTGGTTTGAGGTTGCTGGAGCGTCAGCTAGTCGTCTTTATTTTCGATCGAGATTTTCAGATCAGGGGCTTGGATATTGACAGTTTCGACAGATTCACCGATGACGCGACCAATGGAATCAAGCACTTGGCTTGCGGTTTGCAATTGTCCTTTCTTCAAGGCTTGATGGAACAATTTGGTACGCATGTGCTGAAGGCGAGCGAGCATATTTTCGCGATCAGCCTTCCAGTCTTCATCTACCAATTTTTTAACGTCTGCCCAATCACGCCAAGCGGTATTGATTGAGCATTGTTCTTTTTCAGCGTGGTCATAGACGAGAGCACGAGCAGAGAGGCCATCGAGCTGTCGACGATAGAGGCGACGGATGCGATCTTCTTTCGCTTGAGTAGTGCGATCCGTAAGACGTTCAGGCATTAACCTATCGACCGTTTTCACGATAATAACCGTCCATGCTGCTTTCTGGCACGTTTAGAGGGGGGTAGGGGTCAAAAAGCTGTGTAATGTGAACGGCATGAGTCAAAATTCCGAACCCGTTAGCCTTCGATGGGCACAGGGGCAAGTTTTTTCAAGTGAAAAACGTTTCCGAGTATTAGTAGCGGGACGCAGGTTTGGGAAATCGTATTTGTCATGCGTTGAGTTGTTACGTGGAGCGATTGACAGACCAGGGGAGACGTTTTTTTATTGTGCTCCGACGTATCGAATGGCAAAGGACATTGCCTGGAGAGCATTAAAGAAGTTGGTACCGAGGGTATGGATCAAGACTAAGAACGAAACGGACCTTCGGATTGAGCTTGTGAATGGTTCAACGATTGAATTGAAGGGTACTGAGAATGCGATGGCATTAAGGGGTCGAAGTTTAAGTGGTGTGGTGTTAGATGAGGCTGCATTTATGGATGCGGAGGTATGGTTTGAGGTGATTCGACCAGCTTTAGCGGATAAGGAAGGCTGGGCACTATTTATTTCAACACCAGACGGCACTGCGAGTTGGTTTTATGATTTGTGGTGTTATGTGCCAGAGGATGAGACAAAAGAGTGGCAAAGGTGGAGTTATACAACGATTGAAGGAGGAAATGTCAGTAAGCACGAGGTTGAAGCAGCCCGCGCTCAACTTGATACGCGCACGTTCCGCCAGGAATTCGAAGCGTCCTTTGAGAACTTAACTGGTTT